AAGGTCATTATACTTATCCTATGGTGGCGCAATTTTCAACTGGAATATTGGCGCACTTTTCAATTAGTATCTACACTGTAAGGCGGTTGCCGATTGTATATAACATAAGAGCGCAAGCTTCTCAGACAGAAATCTGGTAAATTGACGTTAAAGGAGAATGATTGCGTAATGCTTATGCTATGCTTTGTCATAGCGTGGTATTGCGTATTCTCCTTTAGGCTTTACCAGAGCCGCTGTCTGAGTGCGTGATAACCACGCTTCTTTTTTTGACAGATGGCATGGCAAAGATACAGGCAGTAACGGTAATGACGCTGGACGGTTTCCTGCCGGAACCTGACAACGTGCTGACGCAATGGGTAATGAACCATAGAAAAGGGTTTGTTCATTGGCGGGAACACTGCAATGCCTGGATTCTACCTCACTCCATTCTGGATTTGCTCTGCGAGAAAGACCACAAAAACGCTTCTTTTACCTATCTGGCAGAAGTTCATGATGCAGAATCCCTTGAACTTCTGCGGGGACTTTTCCACTACAATCTTGTGGATGAATTTATAGTTTATCTGTTTCCTTATTCTATGGGAAATGGACATTCCGTACAGAACATTCTTCCTTCCCGGCAGTGGCAGTTGCATAAAGCCGTTGCTTTTTCCAACGGTATCTGCCGCCTGATTTACCGCAATCCTTGCAGGATGTAACTTGCATTTTGCGAGATTTCTTGCATTCTGCAAGGTTATATTTCCATCATTTCTTTTCTCTGATAAATTTTATTTCACTGTATTTCAATGGAATATCGATGCCATTCCATGAAATATGGTGCCATTGGCATGCCGTTAGCCCTATATCATGATATAACCTGTTGCGCGACAAGGTGTAATCACCCGATTATTTACACTCAAAGACAGACCGTATTATGATACAGATAGACCGTGAAACCTTCCAGATGATGATTCATCAGATCATGGAACGATTCGACAAGATTGAAGACAGACTGAACCGCATGAACCGCCAGACTTCCGCCCTTGACGGCGACAAGCTGCTGGACAATCAGGACATGTGCGAGTTGCTCGGCATAACCAAGCGCACCCTCGCACGGTACCGCCAGAAGAAACTCGTGGCGTATTACATGATTGACGGGCGTACCTATTACAAGTCTTCTGAGGTAGAGGCATTCCTCAACCAGAAGGGGAAACGTATGCCGGCAAGACTGAAAAACCAGATGGAATAATAAAACAGAAAAGAATATGGAACTTGTATGTATTGACAAACAGACTTTTGAAGAGCTGCGTATCCGCTTCTGCAAATTTGAGGAACGGATGACACACATTTGCCGACCGGTAGAGGACCTCGGTCTGAAAAACTGGCTGGACAACCAGGAAGTGTGCAATGTGCTCCGCATCAACAAAAAGACTCTTCAGGCATATCGGGCCAAAGGGATACTTCCCTTCAGCCGTATAAAGAACAAGCTCTTCTACAAGCCGGAAGATATACAGAGATTGTTGGATTTGAGTTATCACCCTTTAATAAAGAGCAGATTATGAGCTATCATTTCATAGACAGGAAAGACCCACACATTGATGTGATGTTTCAGGGACTGGAGAAATTGGAGAAGATGCTTTCGGTATTGGAGGAAATCCCGAGAACGCTCTTCAACGGTGAACGCTTCCTTACGGATGAAGAACTTTCCAATGTCCTGCGGGTAAGCAGACGCACATTGCAGGAATACCGTACATCCGGTGTAATCCCTTACTATCTGGTACAGGGAAAGGCTCTCTATAAAGAGTCCGACATTATGAAAATACTGGACGATGCCTATAAGCGGTGCCGGGAAGAACAACGCTGGGTATAGCTGACATCATTAAAGTCAGAACGGAGAAACGACCAGTCGGGTTGCGGTTGTTTCTCCGTTCTCCTTTTCATACGGTTTGCGATTTCCGTTTTTTCTTTGTCGTGAAATCCTCTTCACATAATTCTATTCTGTTACCGAAGCCGGTGGCTCTCAAGCGTTTCATGTCCTCGTCCACTTTTGTATCCGTAACCTGCGCGTAAATTTGCGTGGTGGAAATGGAGGTATGTCCCATCATACGGCTTACCGTCTCTATCGGGACACCCAACGAGAGAGTGATGTGGGTTCCGTAATTATGCCGGGCCTGGTGGAAGGTCAAATCAAATCCATAGACCATTCCCAATTCTTTTGTCAGCATGATAAAATAACAACGTCCATAAATGTTGAACACCTTGTCCCCGGTTCTCTGGCTACGGTACTTCTCTATGATTTGGAGAGGAATATCCAGCAGACGAACAGAGGAAAGCGTATCGGTCTTTTGGCGGTGGATATGAATCCACCAAGTGCCGTCGTCGGCCTGCGTAATATCATTTACTGACAACCTCTTCAAATCCGCATATGCCAGTCCGGTAAAAGTCGAAAATATGAACATATCCCTCACGAATTGTAATTGCGGCTTCTCTACGGGAGTAGTCATCAATGTCTTGAGGTCCTCCAACTTCATGTGGCGGCTTCTTCTTTTGGGGAGTTCGGGGTGCAGACGGCAGTATGGGTCCCGTCTCAATGTACCCTGGCTGACAGCCCGCACCGTGAGTTTCTTCAAGCGGTACAGATGCTCATGCACGCTTTTGGGCTTCAGGTTGCGGTCGGTGCGCAGGAAAACTTCAAAATCGTCATAGAACACCCTGTCAAGACTTCGCAACGTGACATCTTCCATACCCTTCTTTTCCCGTACAAATGCGGAAAGATGTTTGTATGAACGCTGATAGGACTCGTATGTCTCCCGTATGCGGTCTATCCCGACACGTTTCTTGAATTCCTCATTATGCTCCCTGAAGAGAGCCAGCAGGGTAAGCGGTTTCTGTCCGATTCCTTTGACTGCATTCTTGACCAGTTCTGCCGTGATGAAACCCAAGCTGTTCTTTATCCTATCATAATGTCCGGCTATCTCGCTTGTCAGGTCATCTATGGCGCGGTTCACAGTAACGGCATTCTCGCTTCGTCCATCTGCACGCCCTTTCTCCGGATTCCAGATAGCCGGATTGACAGATACTTTGGTACCTATCTGAGCCCATTCGGCATCGATGCTCACCTTGCACAACAACTGGCACATCCCGTCCTTGCGTATTTTTGTACGGTTGATATAAAACAGCAGGGCAAATGTGCTGCGGCGTTTGGTATTCTGTTTCTCAATATTCTGTTTCATATACTTTCCATTTAGGGGTTTATTAAATGACGACAGAGAAGCGTTCTGAAATTTTCCGGTTCAGTGCCTTTGTATCGGCATCTATCTTGTCATCGGTTACTTTCGCATAAATTTGGGTGGTTTCTATCTGGCTGTGTCCGAGCATTTTGCTGACTGTTTCAAGGGGTACGCCATGGGAAAGTGTTATTTCCGTAGCGTATGTATGACGGGCGGCATGAAAGACCAGCGGACGGTTTATGTGGCAGATTTGCGCAATCTCTTTCAAGTAATGGTTCAGCATGGAATTGCAGTACATCGGCAGCAACTTGTCATCGGGAGCAGTGTCGCTGTACTTCTTCAGAATCTGTAGTGGCAAATCAAGCAGCGGAATCTCAAATTCTATTTTGGTTTTCTGTCTGGTACTTTTTATCCACCATGTCCCATCTTCTGCTGAACATAGGTTGCTTTTAGTCAGCAGACACATGTCTCTATATGAAATCCCGGTAAAACAGGAAAACAAAAACATATCACGGACATGATATAATGTCTGTCTGTGAAGCGGAGTGGTCATGATTCTGTGTAACTCTTCTGCCGTGAGATATTTCTGTACGGCTTTAGGACGCACCGGCTCGTATCCCAAAAACGGACTGGCGGTAATGATACCGTCAGCGATGGCTTCGCCGACAATCGTTTTCAGTTGTACGGTCAGATTGATGATTGTTCCGGGGGCGAGATTGCGTTCTGTCCGAAGGTACAAATCATACTTGTCAATAAAGGAACGGTCCAGTGCTGAGAACGGAATATCGGAGAGTTTGTATTTTGTCTGCAAGAATCTTTCGATATGGTTGTAGGCATTCCGATAAGCACGCAAGCTTTTCATGGTACGGTTTACTCCCACACGCTTTTCAAAACAATTGATAAATCGTCTGAAGTAGCCCAAAAGAGTTTCCTGTCCGCTGGCCATTCCTAGCAGAATACTTTTTATCTCTTCTGCTGTCACACCGTCACGTACAGCCGACAGTTCTGAGTAGATACTTAAAGCCATCGCACGAATCTCGTCCAGACGGTTGTTTATCTCCTTTGCCGCCACACTCTTGCCGGATGCACGTCCGGAAGTCCAACGCGACTGGGACACTTTCATCTTAACACTGAATGCCGCTTCCGAGTATTTCCCGACACTTAACTTAGCCATTACAGGGCAGTTTCCGTCAACATCCGCCTCGCTCTTTTTAAGGTAGAACGATACCTTTACATTTGCCTGATTCATAACTAATTCCTTTGTTTGCAAAATTATTATATAGCGAGCAAATGAATGGCATGAAAAATATAGCGGAACGGAGAATAAGGTCCTTCGCCTAACAAACAAACCCTGTCTTTTTTTCTAATATGGAAAAATATGACTAAGTTTGCATGATAGACATAGCAAGAAACATCGTTCCATTCAGTGATAAACAGGATATGAAAAGTAGAAATGGAAACTATTTCCAACCTTCTTTTTCAACCCGGAAAAGGCAACGGATAAGTAGCGATTTGTTTTCCTAACTCCCTCAAAAACGGTCAAAAACCACAAATGGAAGAATCTGGAACAAAACTACATATTCCTTTAGTTCTCAATCACTTTGTACTATTTCCTCAAAAGTTATCCGTATGTGGGCGAGTTTCCTAATCTTTTTCATCTTTCTAATATTTTGAAATGATTGTTTATACAGTTATTTAAGTGTTATGCTTTCTCCGTCTTCCG